GTGACCGTAAAAACTGCACCATTTTGAGGGCTTGGAAACAGCTGGCCTTGGCCTGGGTATACCGAAAACTGCACCGCCGATGACGTAATCGGTGCAGCCAACGTGGTGCTGGCATTGTTGGCGAATAGATATTGAGATGTCATAGGATCACCACGTTGAATGTGTACTGAAAGGGCAGCAGCAAAATTCCACTCTGCACAGCCGCTTGAAGGTCAGCAGCATAAGCCATTGGCGTAGGGTTGGATGACTCGGTTTTAACGTAGTTGAACGATGCCCCCAATTGGTTGTAATTGGGTACGTTATAGTCAGCCGAATCAATCACAGTCCGAACCGCCGCACTCAAAACAATGTTGCAGACATATTGGCTGGGAAATTGAATGCTGATCTGATAAGTCTGATCAGGAAAGATTTGACCACTCAAAAACCGCTCAACACGGCGTTTTAGCCAACGAATTGTGAACTGGTAGCCGTCACCCTTGAACGTGTTCCACTGCACAATGCGCTGAAAAATGATGTCAGTCGGATTGAATGTCTTGGCATTTTCAACCAGCTTGTATTGCTCAAGCCGTTGAACATTCATCTCATAGGTGTTGTAGGGACCAACAGGACGTTCCGTGCCGCTCGACAAGGGCTGACGAAAAATGCCGTAGATACCAGCAGCACACCAATCCAAAAGATCGCCGTTTTGATTCAAAAAAATCGGCAGCTGGACGGCATTGATGGCATCCAGATTCTGCTGACTCAATTGGTTATAAGCGCCAAAAAAGGCGTTGATATTCGGATCCGAGTTGTACTGGACGAATGGATAGCTTGGCAGCGAATTGACGGTCAGTGTCATGAATTGCTCACTGTGATGCCACTAGCGACTGCATAAAAGAAGCCCTCAGGATCGCCAGCAAACAGAACGCCAGAAGGCGAAACACCCATGCCGTTAATTTGCACGGTAAAGGTCAAGGTAGCCAAAGTCGTTGGATCCAAGATGCTGGCAGTCGCTGCAATAAAAGTCTGCTGCAACTCCAGCAAGCTCATGGTCTTGCCAACATAAATGCTGTTCACATAAGCCGCAATAGCGGGTTGAACCGCAGCTGTGACCACAGAATTTGCCACAAAGTTGGAGCCAGCAATGGTCGTCCAGTTCACCGTCATGGTGACGCTTTGAGCCGTAGGAATCACATACTTGATGGTGTAAGCATCAGGATAGTCATTGATGGTGACTGTTTCGGTAGCTCCAATGCTTAATGCGCCTTGCAGATCAATGATGTTAAACATTGACTGATAAATTGCATTTGCCACGGCATAAGGGTCGCCGCCGCCTACTAAAACCTGCCAGCCGCCAGAAACCTGCCTGAAAGAAATCAAACGGGCTTGAACGCCGGAGACATTTTGCAAAGTAGTCCGAACCAGAGTGCCGATGCCAGTAGAAACGGCTTGACCGGCTTGAATCACTTGGGCTTGATAGTCGGCCAAGGATTGGGCAGCAGCCCCTGGCGTTCCAGCCGTGGTGTTATTCACGCTCAATGACACGCCAAAAGGAACCACCGTCACGATTTGTGTGACCGAGTTGGCAGGAACCGCCCAAGTGCCAGAAACCAAGGCCAAGCAATAAGCAGCAGCACTAGCGCCAGAATTGCCAATCACCGTTGAGTCTTGCAATTGGTACTGATAAGTGCCGTCAGAAACGATGAAGCCAGGGTTGATGACGTAGCCCGGCGTCCCCGTAAACACAACGTACACAGACGTATTGGAGCCAATACCCTGCTGCACCCCATAAACATTGCCCAATTGGTACAGAATCGTCGCATTGGCCGTGTATGGCGACACCGAATTCACCAAGTCCACAAGTGCTTGGTTTTGAATGACCAAAGCGCCAGTAGAGGTGGAGTTCATGTCGCCAATCAGGTTGGCGGGAAGACTCGTCAGGCCCGGAGACAATGTCTCGGCAATAGCCAATGCCTCTGCGGCCAACGTGGCCGGAGGCGTTGTGACGTAAGGTGCATTAAGGATTGGATTGGTCATGTTGCAATTGTCGCTTGATAAGCGGTTCCATTCAGAAACACGGCGTTAATTTGATAGGTCGGCGTGACAGTCGTTCTAATTGGAGTGACTACAAGCGACTGAAAATACTGTGCAAACTGCGTCTGAATCCGCACAATTGCAGCATCAGGCGCAGTTTGAGTAATCACAGAATCAACTGCTGGAATGCCATAACTGGCATACAAAGGATTTTCGCCCGTGATAAGCAAAAGCGTCTGGATGAGCGTAGTCAGCCAAACGTAAGAATTATTTCCGGATGAATCGGTGCTTACTTCGACCCATGTTCCGTCTGCCAATGTACCGTATGTACGCATTACGCCACCCCTCCACTGACATCTGAACCCGCCTTAACGCCACCATGTTTGTGAGCAAGGTAGGCTTGGCCGTTAATAATTAAAGTACCTGTGATAGACACATTTCCACCCGATAGCGTAATTGAAGAGCTGCCTTGGGTCAATGTGATACTGTTCTTCTGCACATAAATTTCAGCAGTGCCATCAATTGTTCTGATGATGGAACCATTGGGCGCATTAATAACAACAGCGTCTGGGTCCAAAGTTGCCCAGTTCTTATTGCTGATTGGCATAAATACCAAAGCACCAAGATTGGTGGGAGAGCAATTAGGTGCAGCACCCAAGCCCAAACCAGTAATACCACCCAAACGTGCTGAAGCAGAAACAGCAAGTCCAGTATCACCAACCTGCACAGGAATGCGAATATAAAAAGGCTCCGCAATCGGCATTGTCACCTGATCGGTGGTAAATACGCTGGTTTGAGCAACCGCAAACTTCACTGTGACGATGGAGCCGTCAACAGCCGTCACCGTGCAAGGATAAGCCTGACCCAAATTTTGAACAGCGTCATCAATTTTCCGCTGGGCAAATTTATTGAGCGTCAATGCCAAAGGCGTTTTTACAATGTTTCCACTCATTGTGTCGGTCCTTGCTGCATCAAAACATCAATCACGGTTCTCCAAGCAGTCCCAGTTGGTTGACGCAAGTCACCAATGTGGCGAGTTCTAATGATCTTGCCAATACCAGTAAAAGTGGAATTGTCACGCCAGCGGGACTGAGATTGGTTGTTATTTTGCCCAACGAATGGCGGCAACTTAACGTATTGCAAGTTGGACAAATCACCTCGAGCAACCAACTCAAGCTGAATCGTAATAATGTTCAACCAAGTCGGTTGAGACATCATGTCGTTGAAATTGATTTGAGTTGGTTCCGGCGCAGGAGACGTTCCATCATCAATCGTGATTGTTTTTTGATTGACGTAAATATCAATACCGGCATAGTTGGGATCAGTATTTACGACCTTGGACATGGCATTGAGCTTCTGAGCCATTGCATGAAGGTCTGAAAACGTACCCCAAGTACCCTCAGTCCAGATGATGTCCTGAGATGAATTATCAACAACCTTAAAGTAGTTGCTGTAAGCATTACGAATTGATATGGCGGCGGCATTGCCTAATGATTGATTCTTTGCGGCATTGAATGCCAAATTAACGGGATACTGCGGAGAGCCAGTGGCTGGAATGATGATCAAATCCAAAGACAAATTGGTTCCTTGAAAATTACCAAATGCTTGGAAAATCTTTCCGCTAAAAACTTGATTGACCTGATTGGCATTTGCCAAAGGCAATCCATTGGTCATTCCCAACGACAAACTTACAAACTGATCGCTGAAATTGTTAGCTTGTCCAATTGTCGCAAAATCAATTCCCCACACACGAATGAATGAGCCATCCATTGGAACCGAATAGCCAGCCAATGGAATGTCAAATTCAATGCGTAAAGCAGCTCCATTGTTACGCCCAGTAGGCGTTCCATCCAATGTGCTACTCCAAGTCTGAATAACAGACCCAGTTGTAGCATCGCTGATTGTGAGGTTGTAAAAACGCATTAACCAATTTCCAATTTTTGAGAGCTGACACGGAAAACAATTGGAGTTTTAAAGTATCCAGCAGACAAATTGATGTTGAAATTGTCAGGAGAACCAACCATTGGAACATTAAACATGACTGTTCCTTGCTGATCTGTGCAAGTCAAAAAGTATCTTTGTCCATAAATGTTCCAAGGAACAGTCAATGTATAAGTAATTCCATTATCCAAAACAGCAGATGTTTGGAATGGGGAATTTGCTGGCTGAACAAAATTAACGAATGTTGTCATTTGTTTCCGCTCCAGCTAGGATTTCCAACAATAGGCAAACCTTGAGTCGCTTTACTCATTAAATTTGATTGGATCGTGTTTGCCTGTTCTTCATAGATCAACGGCAAAGCAAAGTCCCATTGATAAGCAAACTGAACTTGCTTGTTGTCACTGGTCGATACGTCCTTCAAAGCTGTCAACAACGCACCTTTATAGATGAATGCTGGCGTATAAACATCAAACCAGCCACCTTGCAGGATATGGTTGTCCAAGGTGCTTTTCAATGCAGACATCTTTGTTTGCTTTGCCGTGTAATTGTTGCTCGTTGTCTGAGCAGGGCAAACCATCAAAAGACTGATATTCAAAGGTTGTTGGACCACAGCATTTGCAGCCACAGTCAAAGCAGCCAACGGGTAATTGGCCGTTTCCCAGATCTCTAAAGTGCCACCAGCCATTGGCCTGAAGTGAGCAAAGTATTCGTCTGGGTTTTGCGGATTGGAGCCATTTTCGGTATAGGTGGTGATTGGCGCACCTTCGGCTCCAGCAACACCATTAATAAGCCAAATCGGGGTTAGCTCATAAAGTGCCTGAAAACTTGCTTGACCAGAATTAGCCATTATTGCGCTCCAAGAGGGGCGACATTCTCAGTGGAATTCCCCCCAGGTTGTTTACGAACCTGCACGGTCACTGCGTTATCGGAACCATTGTCAACAACGACTCGGTTCAGCCTTTGAGCAATTGACCAACGGCGATTCAATTCTTTTTCTGGGTCTGCTGGACGTTCATACCCAATAATTGCACGAAGTTTTTCTGCATCACTTTGTGCGCTCTTTAGCTTATCAAACGAAGCTCGCTCTTTATGTTGCAGTTCATACAAAATAAATTGAGCTTGCTCTTCAAGAGTACTGCCCTTGATGCTATGACCAGCAAACTTTTCAAATTCTTTTTGACGGTCTTTGTGCCATTGGGCAATACCAAAAGCCTGACCATTGTCACCAACAGCTGCCGCATTCAATGTTGAGCTTTCGCCCATCAAATTGGCAGTGAATAAAAGGGCTTCTTTGTGCGACAAGCCACCTTTTTCCAAAATTGACATGACCTTTTTGGCGCGGCCAGTTGTCTCTTTGTCAGTTGGAATAAGGGCATTTTGGTGCAAATCACCCAAGAATTCTGTCGCACCGCCAGGGCCAAATAAAGTATTAATTACTTTTGACCGAATTTTGTTCTTTAGGCTTTCGATATTTTGAGTAATGTCGGCAGCACGTTTACCAGCAGGTGCGGCAACTTGGAGCTTTTTGGATTGCTCTTCAAAGTCTTTAAATGCTTGCTGTTGTTCACCCTGCGACAAGACACCCATTTCGATGATTTCGCCGGGTGTGAAAATATTTGTAAAGCCAAGCGCTTGCATGGTAGCCATTGAATGGCCGCTCTTTTCCCATGCCTTACGAGCCGCTTCATGCGCTTCTTGCAGCAATTGAGCAGGTGATTTCTTGGCCTTGTTCTGAATGCCAATCTGCTCAAGAGTCGTATCTGTCTCAGTGGCTCCCATCTGAGCGACTTTTGACAAAAGCGCTTTGGGATCAGAATACAAACGAGCCAGTGCCGTTTGAGCTGCCGTCACCGTGCCTTGATTAACACCAATTTGAGATGCAGCTCGACGTTCTTCGGCCACATTCTTGGTGAGTTCCATGAGCCTTCGTAAGGCATCAATCGCCGCAGCAAAACTGCCAACAGCAGCACCAACAGTTAGACCTTGGCCCAAGTATCCAACACCCATTGAACTGGTGAATTTCTGCCAACGCTTTTCTTGATCTGTGGAGAAAACGGTTTCAGATGATCGACGTTTCTGATCATCCTTATCCCTAGCCGCCATCACCTTTTTGTAGGCAGCTATGTGAGCATCGGCTTCAAGATAGTAGTCGTTGCGAGTTCTTTCTTGCTCATCCTTTTTCATCTGCTCGTATTTCTCAAACAGACGACGAGGAGGCCCGAATTGATTGCCAGGGATTTGTTCCGGCTGGGCACGTTCAAACATCCGGCGTGTTGGACCGAATAGTTGGCCTGGGACTTGATTTGCCCGATATTTCTCCAGCAGTTGTCTGGATGGGCCGAACTTGGCTCCAGACACTTGGCCTTCAAATATCTGCTGCTTTTCCAGCGCCGCATTCAGCGACTGCTGCTGCCGAAATGTGCTAATCGCTGTAGATAAAGCCCGTCTTTGAGCAGCCTCAACATTACGAATGGCTTGAACTTGTGCCCGTTCAGCCGCTTTGGCCGCACGTTCTGCCTCTTTGGCAGCTTTGATTGCTTCAGCAGATGCTTCTTTTTCTGCCTTTGCTTTGGCTTTTGCAGCTTCAACTTCTGCTTTTTGAGCCTCTTTAGCGGCTTTGGCTCTTGCCTTTTCGGCATCAGCCAATTCCTTGGCCGACTTTTTCGCCTCAGTCGTGGCTTTTGATTGTTCGGTTTTTATCCGAGCAAAAGCTGTAGGAAGATTTTGAAGCGTTTGTTTGAACTCTTCAAAAGTCTTCTGGAACGCCTTAAACGCCGAGTCATCGACGTCTATTTTGATGATAGGGTTAGTTTCTCCAGCCATGATGCATTCTAGCGTTGGTCAGAGAAAACTGCGAGTTTTCAATGCACTTAGGATGTGCCGTTGTCTAAACTCGGTAGCATCAATCCATTTGCCACCGTTTTCCTCAACAAACTCACGAAAACCCCCTTCACTTAGGTACGAGAGACAACACGCGACGATGTTGCCATCACCGAAGTCTCGGTTTCTGTCGATGTCGGCAAAGAACTGAGATATTCCGTAATGCCCGAGGAAGTAAGTTCCCATTGACGCAAGGCTGAAGCCATCTCCAAGAACCCTTGGGCCAGCCCTTTTGGAGCCACCCAAACAATCGATGTAAAAAAAATCAGAGCTGACATCACCTCCGATTCTGTGTCCTCATCAAGAAGTTTTGTTTTAATAGCTTGATCATAGGTGGTCTGTTGCCAGCCTTTATCACCGGCATGAAGAACTGTAGTCAGGCGACCAATTTCATTGATCAATCCATTCTTGACTTGATCCCAAGTGCCCTTATCAGTCGAAATCTTTTTTAAGGCCGCATAGGCCAATTGAGGAGCGGATAGCGCCACATGGGCACTTCCAGCTTCACCAAACAATTTTGTAAATACT